CAAATGATCATAAAATTGATCGTTGATGCAGAATTGAACCCTGCGCATGAGCTTGCGCAAATCCTGAACATAATGAAAGTCTCTGGCATTCACCTTGATGAATTTGCCAGAGCAATAATTTACGTCATGATAATTGGTCCGAATTTCGAGTTTTGCATCAATGCCAAACAAGGCATAAGTATTTACATAGTCACATGGTGAACGACCGAGATTTTCCTCGATAAAATATTCGGTAGTGACTTTATTGATTCCAGTGTTACCACTGGTGGTATCAGTATCGCCAGATCCTCGACAATAGCGGAAATCGAACTTTAAACCATTAAGCGTTTTGCCTGTTTTGTGGGTCTTGCACGCAAACAGGTCATCAAACTGCTCGATCAGTTCAGGGAAAAACTTCTCGAAAACAGAACGCATAAGCTTATACTCTATTTCTAAAGCAATAGCCCGCTGGCTAGATTCGTAAGATGTAGCATCGCCTTCAACATAAACATCCCCCATGTTGATGACATTGTCGTCGCCTTTTACAAGGCATTCACCACGCTCTAGGTCTCGAAATGCCTCGCCAACGTCTTTAAAGTCCATGCAACACGTAACACCCTTGATGCAACCCAGAGCTTCCTCATATTTCTCGACAAAAGCCGAGTAAAACAAGTTAAATTTTGGATCACGCCCCATGATGATACGTGGTTTCTTCACGTCCTCCGTAGCGTTGAGCAAGTAGAGCTCATTTTTGGTGAAACTTGAGATTTTTGAGTCCTTTTCAAAATCGAACCCATTTTTAATCAGATCCTTCACCGCTCGTGAGTAGCGAACCCCGAGCTTACCTCTCTTCTTCTTGAGGAAATTCTTCAGATCAAAAGGTGTGGCATCGAAATGTCGAGCAATCTCGTTTGCGGTTTTATCTACTATCCTAGCCAAACGCAACTGATCTATCTTTCGAGGTTGAGGTGTTGGTGTTTCCCGCATCCACCTATAATACAGGCCAACAGTTTCATTATGTATACAACTACTCATCGCAATCTCTTGGAAATCGCGATCAGGAGTGAAATGTAATGCGCGTACATAATGTTGAGGTTTGCAGTTCATCTCTGCAGTTCTTGCAGACTGGTAAGATATCCGAGGACATCTCCAGTCAGCCGGATGAGGCAGACCATTAGGTGTGCCATCACCTGGAGCGCGGCCTTCAAAATAGGCCTCATCAGACTTGCAGCAGTGTCGAACAATACTCCGCGGAACATGAAGATGATAACCGCGCAAATAACTATACAAACCCAGGCCCTTGGAAAAGACAGGCTCAAACTAGCCCAGTTTGGATTCTGGGGAGCATAGAGCGCTGTGTTCTCATACTGGTCACAAGCCCGTTG